CACACTCCTCGATAACATCGTCTGCGAATTTCTGCTCAGGCGCCCATATCATACCAGATTCAAACAAAGGTGCAACAGCATTTACACGGGCATGCTTGTCGTTGCCTTTTGACGGGGTAAAGTTGACAACCGGTATATCCATCTGTCTTAACTCGTATGTGAGTGGCAGACCCGATGCCTTGGCCTCGATTATAACAGACTCAGGTTTCCAATAATCATACTGCTCGAGAGCAAGTCTTCGAAGTTCTGGAAACTCGTACCTGCCTTTTACCGCATCGAGCAGTATAAGATTAGCGGGGCTATCCTCATCAGGATAGAATATTCCCCATGTCGTTATCGCACTGTAATCAGCTGTCTCCTTTTTTAAAAATGCTGTATCGTAGGACTGTATCACGTGTTGTAGCTGTGGTATCTCCTCGTCGGTATACCTCATCCACCACTCACGTTT